AGTCGCACTAGCGTGCTTTCTCTTGATACGGTAAAACTCCACAGGCTTATAAAGCCTGCGACAAACCGTTTATTCCATCTTTCGATGGTAAGAACGAAGGTCGAAACCTTGGTCCTGTAACAAATCTGCTAGGGCTCTCTTACGAGAATACTCCTAGTCAAGATACTAATGCTACTATTATCGCTAACGGTAATACCGATCAAGGATTTACAGGTCGCTGGGGCTGTCTAGTGACAGTGCCAACCTGGATGCTTGAGGGCATTGTACTTACCCCCCTTCTCCAAAAGAGAAGGGTGAAGGGGCAAGTACTTCCGCTCGTGAGCTGGAAATAGGGGTACGCAGATGCAAGATCTAGATGATCTAGACATCTCCGTGGTCCTCCACATCCTGCTCCCGCCTCTTTGGCTGCCCGAAAGGGCCTTTCTCCACACTAGGAGATCGCGTCAGAGACTTGCGAGGGTAGACATGTTGGGGGGTCCCACCGCGGGGACTATGGATTAACTCTAGGTAGGGCACTGCGTGCCTTTCCTTTTCTCTTATTGTATATGGCTGATTGAAGCTACCGTGAGGTAACAGAATCGGGCCACTGTATCCAGGGTGACTGGTGCGGGGAAGGTGGAACCTTCCATACACGCAGTTCCGAAAGGATTCCGAGGAAACCTTCGGTCCGGACTACTTTAAGAGAACGGGTTTTCCAAGTTTAATTGTCTTACTTTGCTGAAAAGCAGCTGGAAGAGTGTACCGATATTGAGTACTTTGCAATTGATGCATTGACTCTGGGAATCAAACCCATCGCCGGTTAAGGGGGCCTATGTAGTGATACATACAGTCCTCACGAGTCTCAAGAGACTTGTGATAAAACTTTAGCCCGCTTTAGCGGAGAAACACCAGTAAGGTGCTGAAGGCAAACGAAAAAACTTCGTTGGTCCTCGACAGCTCATTGTTTGTAGTTGTCCTCGGTAGTTATAGTAGAACGATAAGCCCTCCAAAAGAGGGAGTACCTTATCTAGTACACAATCGAGAACATATACCTAAGTGTATCGGAGAAACTATCCCCCTCATAGATGAGAGAGGAGTAAATCCTTGATGATACATATGGATATACAACAAAACAATACCCAATTCTAACTAATTGAAGCCATGGCAACATTAATTCTACTTATCTTTGTAGGGTTCTTTGCCGTGATTAAAGAATATAATCTCGGTTGGATCCTAATAAGAGGAATCGAATTAGATAACTTTTATTGGAGACTGATTTTTATACTAATCATAGTATTCAGAATCCTCCTTTTCATATATAGAAAAGTTTGGGTCATCAGGGCGTTGATAAGAAAATTCTATCGATGGATAGATGCCGGTAACCAGAATGGTTCTGGTCCTTCGGGATCAGTTCCAGCGAACGGAAACGGACGTCGAAGTTATTCGACATCTGCCTCCGCTAGAACTTCAAAACCGCGCTCTATGTCACCTGTAAAACAATTAAGACCCCGATCTCGTATTTCCAAAGCCTTAGCGGCCCTAAAAATTACGGGAACTGGGAAACTTGGTAACTTTTTTCGAGTTATCGCAAAACGAGGTGCTTTAGTATCTCTGACATCGAGAATACTGTCCAATAAAAAAGGATCAGTATCTACTTTGTCTAACCTTTTCCATAATGTCGGGTTCCGAATGTTTTCGGCCGTATTTATTGATAAAGGGAAATACCTCTCAAGAATTCGACAACTTAACAGTTTCTGGAGTCATATCGCAGCAATGCGACATAACCACGGAGATGTTTTCGTTGTGACATACTTAAAAGTATCACAACTTGCTTTGCAGAAATCCATAGCAGGAACACCAGTTAAAAGCCTTGCGGAATTATCTGATGTGCGGATGGTACGTACAGTGTCAGGAGGGATTCCAAAATGGATCCCCCTTCGGGATCGGCGATTAATGTTAATTAATCACAGTCCTTCGATCATTCGATGGTACTTAACCTTGTTTTCCGTTTACAGAGTAATATCTGTTCCCGGAGTTCTAAAGTTGGGTACAATCACTGATCCTCTTACTGTAGCTGTTGAAGGAATTAATCGGGTGGCAGCGGAAGTAGTTAAACTAGTTCCTCTCGCCAGATTCGACAAACAACTTCTACAGACGACCGAGACCCCATTTAAAGTTGGCCGGACTGGTCTCCCAGTCTGGACCCTTCTTGAATCTGCATCTTCGACTTCGAAAGTTTCATGGTCTGGGATGCTAGACGATGTACAGGCTCTTAAACTCCATGGAGTTTTAGAGACACTTATGCATTTCCTTGCACTAACTGGTCAACACCATACGTTAACAATGCTTTCGCATTTAAACTTTTGGTTAGACCAAGTTGGTGATCAACTACACCGCTTTAAAGAAAAACCTTACCACAAACATGTGGGTCGGTTGGCCTTGAAAGAGGAAGCTGCCGGAAAAGTAAGAGTGTTTGCCATGGTTACGTTCTGGGATCAAATCGCTTTGGGTCCACTGCATAAAATGCTGTTTTCCTTTTTGCGATCTATTCCTAATGATGCCACATTTGATCAGCAGGCGTCGGTTACCCGATGCATGATTAAATCAAGTGAGGCGGGTTGTTCTTTCGGTTATGACCTTTCGGCCGCAACTGATAGACTTCCCTTGTCATTACAGATAGCGATCATAGATCGAATCCTTCCTGGTGTTGGTAAAGTATGAGGTGATCTCTTAACTTCAAGAAATTACTTCTTACTAACCCCTGTTAAACGGTATCGACCGTTTGAGGGGAATTACAAATACGAGGTAGGACAACCAATGGGAGCTCTAAGCTCC